AAAGACCTACATCACTGTCCGCAAGGACAGTGATGTAGGCAGGCTTAGAAAGTCTCTAGGAAGGCTTCCATCTCTGGGGAGTCCAGCGCAGGCATTTGGAAGACTACGTTGAAATACTCCAGCGAATTCACACCACCCAAACAAACGCTCAGGTTTTGTTCGCGGAATGTCTCTTCGGTCAAGCCGTCGATACGGATAGGTTCGTTGATACAAGTGCGTTTGCTGACGTTGGCCACCAAGGTTGCCGTGGGGTACGCAGAAGTCGCATCCAAGTCCGCCACCATACCACGGATGCTGGTGGTCACTTCCGGGAAGTCGGCCAGACAGTTCAGACCATCACGAATCAAGAAGTTCTGCGGCAACAGCTGAATCCAACCACGCAGGTCAAGACCCTTGTAGTCATCCGGGTTGTCGCTTTCCTCCTCTTCTTCGTCATCGGTCTCACCGTCTTCAAGCATCTCGTCGGTGATCAATGACTCTTGCTCGGCCACCTCTTCATCCTTGTCTCGGATAGGCATGGTGGTGCCAACCACCTGTCCACGCTCCAGGCCAAACAAGAACAAAGCATCCACAATCTTCTTCGGGTTGGAGTTGAACTTCCCAAAGTCGGTCATGGAGGCAAACGAAGGCACCGAGTGCGACAGGTCACGCAGCTTGGCATCAAGCTCCAACATCCCCAAGCAATCGTACAAGTGGTAGACGATGTACTCAATGGGATAGTTTTGCTGCATGAAGCGGTGCCACTTCTCGCCTTGGTACGCTGCAGCTTCTTCAAACTTCAGCTTGCGGCTACCCAACTCTTTTTGCAAGATCCAATCCAGGGAGTAGCTGGGCTCTTCCTGTTTGGCCATGCGCAGCTGGCGGTACACACACATCGCATCGATGACGTAAAAGCTCGATGTCGAGATCAAGCTGTGCCACTGCAGCGAAGGGTTGATGGGTTTGGACTTGCCACCCTTTTCCTTGGAGCTGATGCCTTCCTTGTAACGACTGAAACGGTATTTGCGTGGTACCGAGGTGTCAGCAAAGATGTCGGAATCACGAACCCCCAAAGCCTTAGCGCGCTCCACGAAGCGCTTAATGTCGAAGTTCATGTTCCAGTAGGCCAGCCAGTCTGGACCCCACTCGTTGGCGACCCGGAACAGATCTGCCAACAAATCTGCTTCCTTATCAAAGATGCGGAAGGTAGATTGCAACTTGCCTTGGTACTGCGGCAGGTACTTGTCAATGGCGGCACGCACTTGCTTGTCAAAGTCGTAAATGCCCTTGTTTTCCAAGAACCGCTTCAAAATACAAGTGTAGGTCTTGCCTTGGAAGGCAATTGAGACCATCAACACTTCCCGTGTGTCAATATCGGTTTCACTGTCCGATGCCGCCACGGTGTAAGGGCTTTGCACAAAGTTGTTCTTCATCAGGCTTTGCAGCTTGATGATCGACGTGGAAGTCTGGTCATACCCATACACGTAAGGGGATGAGCGCAGCTCAATAGGGCGGTTGGCCAAGTGCGGCACTTCCAACAGGCCCGCTACTGTGCGGTTGACGTCCGACTGGGTGCATTTTTGCTCAATCAGGTTGGTACGGTACTCAAACTCTTTCTTGTCTTTGTGGTTACGAGCCGATGGCTTGGTCACCCAGATCGGGCGTTGGTAGTTTTCCGTCAGGAACGTATGCCAGGTACTGGTGCCGTCCTCGAAGTAGATGTGCTCTTTGATGTAGTGCGCGTCTTCACGGTAGTCTTTCTTAGGCAGATGGATAGCAAAGCGGATTTCTTTGCGTATGATCTTCTTTTGCTCAGCCACGTGGTATCCTTTATCCGCGTCAATCTAAGGACGCAATCACTGTATCACTGATAAAGTCTTTTCACCATACAAACAAAGAGTCACTCCTGCACGATACCCGAAGATATCGTGCAGGAGTTTGCCCTATTTGTTTTGGTTTTCCAAATCGTTCACGAGGTTGTTTGCAATCGTTGACTTTTTGGAATTGTACTCATCCACCAGCTTGAAGATCTTTTCAATCTCAAAGCGGGGTTTGTCAAGGAAGTCGTCAAACGACAGTCCGGTACGAGCATAGATCTCTTTGTACAAGAATGTGCTCAAGTAGTTGTCATACAGGTAACCGTCCAGATACTTTTCAGCATCGTGCTGCATTACCCCAGACAAGGGATTGGTGGAATTGGCATGGTCGTAGATCCCGTAGGCGGTCTCATACAACTCAATCAGCAGCTGTTTGGCATAGATGTAGTTTGGAGGCTTACGCATGCCGGTCAGGCACCGCTCGATGAAGGCATCCCAATCCACCTCTAGACCAAACAACTTGTTGGCGACGTACCGCGAGTTCAGTGCGGTCGCATCGTTAATGTCGGTTATCTCTCCAGAATGCGGGACATGCGGAGAGTAAGTAATGTAAAAAAAAGGTTCATGACGTCCAGAGGAATGACGTCGACCAAACCTTGGTTGACCGGCTCAGTGTTCTGCTCAGCGTGGCAGTTCGGGCACTTGTAGGAAGGAATGCCGATGATGGCAATGGTGGTGTCGGACTTGTACTTGAGGATACGGCGGAACAGCTCTTCACGCATGACATCGTCAGCGCTCAGCAGCTCCAGCACCTTGTTCAAGGTCTCGCGGTCGACGATGGGTTCGTCGTCGATTTCGATGTACTCGATGTAGTGGCTGAATTGCCGCAGCGTCGAGCTCTTGACGTACTGCTGCAGCATCTGGGTGCGGGTTTCTTCTTCATCACCGTCGGTGACGATGATAGCGTCCACAGCACCGTTGATCTGGTTGATCCAGGCCATGCCATCTTCTACGTGTTGCTCGAAGGTCGGCACACGCATGTGGAACTTGAACGACGATTGCTCGTTCTTGACGGTGAAGCTGGAAGTCACCATGCGGGTGTGATCCAGCTGGTACTTGTTGTAGTGTTCCTTGGTCAAGATCCCAGGACGTGCATCCAGCAAGATCTTCTTTTGGACTTCGGTCAAAGCCGTGTTGTCCAACCAGTACAGCTTGGACAGATTGATCAGACCCTTGGCGATGTAGTCGCACTTGGCATCTTCGGAGATGCAAGGGCGCTGGAATTCAAAGCCGTTGGGGTACTGCGCTGCGGCCATACCGGTTGCCAGGATGTAGAAGTCCGGCAGCTTGAGGTACTTGCGCAGATCGCTCTTGGGGATATCACCGTAGTTGATCGAGTGCACGTGTTCCAAGATGAACTCGAACAGACGGTTGTTGATGTGGGTGGAGAAGTTGGTCAGCGTAAGACCGGCGGTCATACGGCCGATGCCGATCTTCTCACGGAACACGGTGTTGTAGAAATTGATGACGGCGCGCTCACCTGGTGGTTTGATGGCGACGTTGATGCCCGAGTGGGGCAAAGGCACAATCTGCACTTCACCTTGACCCAACGCACGACTGACCTTGAGCAGTGCCAATTCACCACGCAAATCTTTGTCATCAGGCTTCTTTGCCTTGTGCTTAGGTGGAGCAAACTGTTGCAACTCACCGTCTTGCGTCAGCAGACCTTGGCGGAATTGCGAAGTTGGATCTTGCAGACGTTCGGAGTACATGCCACCCGGCATGTACATCTCCGACATCTCATCCGTGGCTCTCTGCCATTCGGCGCGGGTGACCGCTTCCATGGCGTTCTTGTCGGTAGCTGCTGCGCGTTGCCACAGTCCAGTGAAAATGCCCAACGGGAACGAAGGCAGCGAGACGCGGAAGTCACCAGGCAACAGAGGCTTTTTGAGAGGCAGCTCGATCGGATCTTGCAAGATCGCGTTGGTGGTCGGAACCACTTCTTCCTGAGGTGCAGCTTCAGGTTGCTCCGCAGACTCTTGCAGAGCTGGGGGAGGGGTGTCTCGGTCACCAATATCGAACAACACTTCCTCGGTAGCAGATGTGTTGTCGGCAATAGTGGGGTCAGGTTGCTGGGGCTCGTTATGCCCCAGCTGAATTTGATCAGTCATGCTGGGTCCTTGCAGTTAAGCCTTAACTTCCACGTCCGACACCACCTTAGGGTCGAGCAGGTCGGCTTGCTGGGCAGCTGCAGAAGTTTGTTCGTGCACGATCAGCACCATCTCGGAGATGGTTGGTGCCAACAGCACACGCAGTTCGTCGTTGGCGTTCTGGTATTGCAGCGCCAGCTTGTTGAACTCGCCGTATTCTTCCAGCGATGCAAACGAGCCAGTGCGGTGTTCGTGTTGGGCACGCAACTCGGCCACGCGGGAGCTGAATGCCTGGGCGTCAGCAAAGAAAGTTTCCACCAGACGGTCGAACTTGGGTTTCTTGTCACCCAGCGCGACCACCACTTGGGGGTTGTTGATCATGCCGTACACTTGGCCAGTGAACGTCATGGTCGCAGTGGCCAGCTCTTCACGCAGAGTGTTCAGATCAGTCCAGGTTTGGTTGTTGTAGGCCAGGAAGTCGGCATCACCGCTGCGATCAATGTCCATGCCGTCCGAGATGATCTTGTCGATGGCACGGTCGGTTTTACCAACACGCAGACGTTGGGCTTCCATCACGCGTTGATGGATTTTGGAGATAGGTTTAGACACGGCGTATCCTTTTGTAAACAGGTGAACTAGGGCGGTTTCAGAGCATAATGGGGAACTGTGAAAAAATGCAGCAGAACTCCATCCTCCCAGGAAGACCTTGGGAGGATGGAGACGCGTCACAGATCAGGTGCAATCATGCTGTTGATCAAGCGGTTGGTGCGGGCGGTATCGGCATGGTACAGCACTTTACCCCACACTTCTTGCACATAGGTGTTGTAGTCCTCTTCAGCGCTTTGGTAGCTTTCGACGATCGACTTGAACACCCCCAAATCCTGACCACCAGACAGGTATCCCATGTTCAGCGGAACAATCAGTTTGTTGTAGATGTAGGACTTGGTGGCCAGCGTGCACAAGATCGCCAACTTCTCGTACGAGCGTGGAGACAAGTTGTTCAGGTTGTTGTCGTTTTCCAACACCACCCAGATACCAAAATTGGACAGCGTGCGGAAGTTGGCGTACACCGCAATGGTGTTGTAGGCCACGATCTCCAAGTGGGCGTTGGTGAGCACACCGTTCATGGCCGCTGCTGCACCAATCCGGCCCGCCACATTCATCACAGGGTTGGCCGAATACATGTCAGGAGAACCCGGCGCAACAATGCTGCCATTGCCCGAGTAACCACTCATCTGACCACCCATGAACCCAGAGCCCGGCATGTACGACAATGTCAACGCCGAGACGATCTGTTTGTTCATCACCAAGTCAGCCGGCACTTGATAGACGGTGTACATGTTCTCGAAGAACGTGGGTTGCAGCATGTTGATTGGCACAAAGTGCTCAATACCACCAATGACGTTACAGGTCAGTAGCACACGCTTTTTGATGACCTTGTTCACCAGCTTGTCCTCGATCGACGACAAAGCCGACACTTGTGGGTCTTCCCCATAGGTCATGGCCGCGTGCAAGATCTCATACGGGATAGTGTTGTTGCGGATAACACTGACTGCATAGTCAATGGCGTTCATACGAAGACTCCTATTCAAAGAACCACAGATCAAACGATCCACCAGGTAGCCTGAGCTACCTGGTGGATCACTGCTTTACGGAGTGGTCAATCGAGCGTGCAGCTGCGGAAAGCGCTTGGACAGGAAAGGTCCCAGCCAATCGAACGAGTCATCCGAGTCAGCGGGTAGCAGGCAGTGGAAGTCAGGCTCGGTCTTAGCGACCAGGGCTTGACGGATGGTGTTGGCAATCGGCACCATCACGTTGGCGTAGTTGCTACACACCCGCAGCTGTGTGCCGTTGGGGATGTAGTACGACACAAACTCGATGTGTTCCGGCAGGTTGCGGATTTCGTTGAGCGCGTCAGGATACGCCAACAACTTCTGGTAAGTGGCGTACGCGATGATGGCACGAAAGTTGGGGACGTAGGCGTCGTTCTTGTGTTGGTTCAAGTGCTTGCGCAACTTGTCACCTGCTGCACGGCGCAGCACATCCATACAAGGATCGGTGCGCAGCCAGTACCACAGGTTCATCACAGAACCGAACTTGCCGATGTGGGGATACTCCAGGGTCTTGAAGTACGAGGGGTCCAGCAGCTTGCCCAGGTGCGAGCTGGAGCGCGAGCTGATGTTGATGTGGTCGACACCTTCTTGGTCGTAAGCGTTGGGATGGTTGTAGTTATTGGTCATGATGCAAATAGGTGCACAAGGCACCTATGGCTTATTTGTAAAACAGACGCTTGATGATCGAGAAAAAGATCAAAGCCATGACAGGGCGGTTGTTCTCCAACAGTTCGACAAGTGCTTCAGGTTTGCTGACCGTGTAGCTGTCCACCGCAACACGAATACCACACAGCTCTGGCTTAGGCAACGCACGAGAGGCTGCCAGAGCGGTCACCATGCGGGTCACGAACACATCGGGGTCACCCGAGTAGAACATGGACAGAAAGTCGATCACATCCAGAAAAGCAAAGCACTCGGTAACGACTGTCAGATCGCTGGAAATTGCCTTGGAAACCATCTCGATGCCAGTGGTCGTCAGAATACCACCGCTGGTCATGTTGAGTGTGTCCAAGCACTTGGTCATCGACGGGTACTTGTCAATCTCCTTTTCCAGCAGGAGCAGCATTTCAGGATTGATCACAGTGGTATGCGGGTTCATTGCTTAGCACCTTTCATTTCAGGCTTCCACCAGTAGGGCACGTACTTGTCGTGGTACATTTCCAGCATGTCCATGGTGGACAGGAAGGGGACTTCGTGTTCGTACTGGTTGAATGTCCAGTAGTCACGGGTGTTGAGGATGTTGACCCAGCCGTACTGTTCGTCGAGCTTCTTGTAGAAGTCAGCCAGCGGCGGCACTTGCAGCGGCAGTGTGCGGTAGATCTGCTGGATTTGCAGCAAATCTGCCGTGATCTTCACCGCGCGGCGCAGGTGTTCACTGCTGTCCAGCGTTTCACGCACTGTGGTGCGACCCATCTTGAGTTCAGGGAACAAGGTCAGCCAGTACGAACGGTCGTTGCCTTCGATACCGTAACGATCGTGCTCGCGCAGGAAGTAGAACTCCGTGAACGAAGGCAGTACACCGTCACGCTGCGACAGCAAGATGTCGATGCTGTGTCCAGAAGGACCAGACTTATTGCGCAACAGCTTCAACGTGACCTTGTTCAGGTCGGCCGAATTGTGTTCTTGGTCAGCTTGGGTGCGAGGGAACTCTGGACCCTTAGTGTCTTTGTGAACCAATGCGGTCGAGCTGATAGCCTGCCAGAGGTTGTTGGTCAGGAAGAAGAAATCCAAAGGCGCACCCTTGATCGCTTCGTCGGCCTTCATGTGTTGCAGCTGTTTGACCGGAACTTGACCAGCACCCACTTGCATGATGTTGGTGTTCTTACCGATGTGGGTCGTCACGATGGTATGGTGCGCAGCAGAGTTACACAGACCAGGCAGTTCCATCAACATACGAGCCTTGGCCAAACCTTGGCGCATGTAGATGGTCTGGCCTTCGGACAGTTGGTTCTTCTTTTGCATTTCTTCCACGTCCGAGCTGATGAACTTGGACAGGGAGTCAATTTGACCAAAGGTCGGAAACAAGACAAAAATGGGTTTACCGTGCTTGTCGACAAAAGGTGTCTCGAACAGATACTGCTTGGCGTTCTTGAGCTTTTCGTTGCGCAAGTACTCCTTGAGCAGGTGGAACCATTCATCGCCCATGTGCTTGGTCTGGTCAGTGACTTGCCAGATGCCTTCATCCATGATGTCGATGTCGGCGAATTCAGGGAAAATCTTCGAGAAGAACAGCAGACGCTTAGGTATCATGTTCATCTCAGTGTCGAGCGTGTTGATGAACGGAGCGTAACCGCTGCTGGCGACATGGGCTGCTGCAGCCAAGGTCATGAAGTGTGCAATGGTGGACTTGAAGGTGTTGGGTTTACCCGCCACCGCCGTCAGTGCACCCAGCCCGCCGTTGAGGATGTTTTCACCACGTGCCCCTCGCACATAGTCACCTGTCGGGATGTCCATCAACGCCCCGATGTTGTAATACACTTTCATGGCGTCAATTACAGTCATTTCGGGCTGCTTGTTAAAGACCTTTTTCATCTGAATTCTCTCTATGGTCGTTGTGATTGCTATCGGTATAAGCAAGAGATATGCGTGCTATCGCACAACATACCCCTTTGCCTAAAAAGTTGAAATCAAAGCAGTTCGTCCAGGGTTTTTTGACTACCAAATACACCGGACGAATGGGTGGCCAAAGCTTCCAGCTGGGCTTTGGCGGACTGGGCAGAGCTTTGGGTCGTGCTGATGGTGTCTGTTGCAACCCGCAGCGGGTCGGTCACATTCACAGCCGCATAACCAGCGGTGTTGATAGCGCTGCCAGCTTGAGAAGTCAAGCTGTTGATAGGGGTGGTAAACCGACTGACTTGCAAACCTACCGCATTGTTGATGTTGTAGATCTTACCAGTGGTCTTGTAAACACTGTCAGTCAGTGCGTTCAGTTGGGTCATGGAGCCCAGACCCTTGCCACCCAACGAGCGTGACAGGTTGTTGATGGGTTGCAAGAACCCATTGACTTGGTTGACAAAGCCTGAGGTCGGGCTTTGGATCATGTTGATGACCGAAGACGTGCCAAGACTGACAGTACGGGTGATTGCATTGATGGGGTCCATCACGGTCGCACGACCTTGTTGGATGATGGAAGAAGCAGCACCTGTAGCTCCAGAGATGGTTGATCCAACGGTGTTTTGCAGAGAACGGGCTTGGTCTGCCAGTCCTGACAAACCACCCATACCGAGCGAGCCGAGCTGGATGCCAGGGCTGGCCAGTTTAGAGGCAGTCTCTTTGAGTGAAGAGATGTCGGGCATATTGAACGACACGCTCTTAGGGACTATGCCAGTGGCCAGTTTGGGAGCGTCAAGGACCTTGTCTCCAGTCAGCACCGTGGGTGCTTTGTTGACAGTGGTGGCATTGTCATAGACGACATTCTTATCCATCTGGACCGATGGGGACACAGGGGCTTGAATCGCCGAAGGAGCAGAAGACGCAGATGAGGCTGTTGGGCCGAAGGGTGCCGAAGTGCTTGCTGCGGCTTGGTTTTGGATCGCTGCCTTGGGAACGTCCACAGAACCAACGCCGCCTTCCGTGACCGAATTTGTCAGGATGTTGCGGGCTTGGAAGTTACCAACAACAGCCAAGTCACCACCAATGACAGCAGCCTTACCGCCACCACCACCTGCGACAGCAATTCCGTTGGCAATCTTCAAACCCTTGCTGACAGCTGTTTCGCCATTGAGTTTGACGTCAGGGGAGTTGACGTTAAAAAGTGGGGCATTGAAATTGAAACTCTTGCCTGCATTAAAATCCATGTCGTCTCTGGCTGTGATAGTCAACTTGCCAGATACCGATTGAATGACAATGCTGTTGCCTTGGTTGTCCGAGACATCCAGCTGGCTCTTACCCACGTCCATCAACAGGCGGTACGCCACACCTTCACCGTTGACCGGTGTGGCCACATGCAACCATTTTTCGATGGCGTTCATCTCGAAGAAATACGAGGTGTCACGGGTATAAGGCACCAGGGGTGCAGTCTCGTTGGATGCCGACCAGCGCACGATCTCTTTGCGTCGCAGCTCTGGTTGGTGTTTGATGGTCGCCCAGTAGTACTTTTGCACGTCCCCATACTTAAACAGGATGACGCTTTCGTCCTGGTACACACAAGGCGGGGTATCACGGTTGCTGTCGGACAACGGCAACCACTCTGCCTCGATGATGTTGTTCTTGGTGACGTCTTTTTGAGAGTCGTACTTACCGCTGGCCTCTTGGTGGGTCTGGCGGTAAGTCGTGTCTTTCTTTGCCACCGGTCCTGTGTCTTGGATTGACAAGGATTCAATGGGGGTGACTTCGATGACAGCCGAAGGGTGGTTTTTAGGAGTGCGGGCCACCACCGCCATTGAGAAGAACTTTAACCCACTCAAGTCACTGGGTTTTTCCAGCTTGCGGGTGTCTTGTTCAGGTTGTTGGGTAAAGGTATCCATAAAGTCCTCTCAATGCACTGCCGGACCTAGATTACACTTTGGCCAGACTTCGCATTTCCGTAATCAGCGTGATGATATCAAACCGTGCAAAATTGGAAGGAGGTTCGTTGGCAAACAAGCCAGCCAAACGCTCCATTGCCAAGTGAGGCTCCAAGTTAGACTCCTTGAAGAAGTGAACCAAAGTCACCCCCACCAAAGCGCGATCCCGAGACGGTACCAGCACTTCTTGCATCAGATTGTCAATCGATGCGCAGTACAGCGGCACGACTGCCATCTGGGTCACAGGGTTTTTCAAAATCTCGTTGATATCCACGTTCTTGAGCATGGCCACCAATTCCGAACGTGTGGTCTTTGGCCCAGGTGCTTCTTCAACCGGAGCGATGTACAGTGGGATTTTTTCTTTCTTGTTACGACGCAGACGAGAGAGCCAATTGAACAACATGGTGATTCCTTTTTTCGTGTCACAAAACCATTGTGTAGCTGCAGGTATGTCAGGCTATACAATAGCAAGCCAACTGCGCTTTTCACAACCCAAGCAACTGTCTGAGAGAAAGAGAGCATCGTCATGTCCGAGCAAACCCTGGATCTGTGTGAAGAACTGAACAAGCAGCTCCAGCAACTGGAGTTCAAGCCTGAGAACATTCAGCGCATCCAGCAGATGGTCCACTACCAGACTGCCGTGGGTCAGGTTCCTTTGAACCAAAAGACCTACCTGACGCTGGCGCTGTCCAACGTGCTGTTGGAAGGCCCTGCCGTCGTGCCGTCGGAAATCCGTCTGGGTCTGAACATGGCTGTCGATGTGAACGACTGGCTGGACGACATCAAGATCATCGTGCTTCCTTTCATCAAGGCCAACGAAGACAAACTGCTGGGCTAACGCATGCAGGTGGTTGAAACTCTTCTACCCTGGCTGGCGACACTGTTTGTCGGTATTGTTGTCGGCTTGACCCTCCAGAAAAATCGCGTGCGCTACATTGTGGACACCATCACTTTAACGTGTGGTGGGTACGATCAAGCCAACGAAGTACTCAAAGCGCTGCAAACCCAACTCAACCAGCCAGCCAATCTGATTCCTTCCCCAACCCCAGCTGCGGTACAAAACCTTCAAAACAAACTGGCGTCCCACCACAAGCAGTTTGTCGAGTCGGTGTACCAGGAAGTGAAAGTCGATAAAAGCTCGGCATGAACAGATACCTACCCACATACCACGCAGGTATGTGGGTAGGTATTTTGTGCGTAATGCTTGCGATGGTGTGAGTGCGTTTGAGTTTATCCGCACATGACTTTACACGAATAGAAAGACAACCATGTTTGCACGTGACAAAGACTTCATGGATTCGATCGTCGAGCTCAAAGACGGTGCGTATTACTGTAAGGAGCCGGTCAACATCGAGTTTCCCAAGTGGTACCAAGACAAGCAGATGTTCGACATTGCCGACAACACATACCTGTACGGCATCTTCTCGATCCACTGCGGCAACAAGTACTCGGTGTCGGTCATCCCAACCGTGTTGGTGACTGCGCCAATTTTGATCACGGAAGTGGAGCGTTTTGGAGAGCCATACATCCAGTTGCGTTATGGCAAGGGTGACCGCATCATCGAGAGTGAGAAAGTGATCCAACACTCGTTCCTGTCGTACAACTTCTTTGACGCCGACTTCATGCAAGGCAAGGTGCCGTGGTTCCTGACCTATGAAGATCTGTGCCGGATCTTGGACAACATGGTCCAATACGCAGCTTCTAACCTGGGTGCCAACTTGGTCAGTAACGAAGTGGTGGTCAGCTTTATCACCCGTCTGCTCAAGAACAAGGGCGTCTTCTACCGACTGAAACCCGGTGAAGAATACACCTTTGTAGATCTGATGGATGTGCGCTACTCCACACTGTCGACACTCTCGAAGCTGGCTGGCAACTACTTCGATGAGAGCTTGGTGAGCGCTTTGGTCCACCAAGAGAAGACTCCCAACAAACTCGAAAACCACGTGCGAAAGTGAATGACCCATGCAAACAGTAACGATCGCTTGTCCTACCCCTGGGCTTGAAGCTTACTTCAAGTTCAAAGAACCCATGACACGCAGCTTGCAAAACCGCCTGGGGGTTAGCTCCACGCAGTTCATGCTGCGGGTGTCCGCCATCAATGAAATCAAGGAGATGCTGCAGTCCGAACTGCGCGATCCTTTCTTGGAGGCGTACGCGCCGGCTGGTCTGGAACAAGCCCAGTACAACCAAGACCTGATGGACAACATCCACATCGTCACGTTCCAGTTCACGGCTTCTAACGGTACGGTCAAGTATGTCCGTATCCCGCTGTCGTACCTGGAAGGGTACGATTCGGTGGCCGAGATCACTTACCTGGACCGCAACATCGTGATTGGTCTGGGTGGTCAGTTTGTGGATCTGGACACCGAGATACTGCATGCAGACTTGGTGGACTTTATCCAAAGTCGCACCGGCATCACAGCAACGATCCGTGAAGTGAGTCTGGGTGATCCTCTGTCGATCAGTGTGGAAGAACACGACCAGCGTGAAACAGTACGGCGCAACAGCATCACCGTTGTCAAATCAACCCAAACCCAACTGGAAGAAATGCGGCAAAAGTACCAAGGCCTGGTTGACCGCATCAACCAGCTGGGTATCGTCTTAGGAGAATAAGGATGAGCGGAACCTTTACGCCAGAAGACTTGACGGTTTTGGAGAAAACGCAGGCAATGCGCTTGCGTTTGGCAGAAAACATCATGGGTAAACCTGATACGGAACTGCCTAAAAAACCGGCTGAGTTGATGGCCACCACCAACTTGCTGGAAAGTATCGACCGCAGTATCTTGGGTCGCACCAAACTGCGGATTGACGATGACAGCGCCAAGGATGCGGCACAAAGCAAGGAATTGCTGCGCAGCCTGATGTTGGAGTTGCACCAAAACCGTGGTGCTCCAGCTGCACCCGTACCGTTGACCCTCAACGCCGAAGCCCCGGTGTACACACCGTCTGGCAGCACAGTCACTCCCGGTGAGTTGATCTTACGTACCGACGTTCCTGAACTGCCTGAAGACCTGCGTTGACAGACGCACACCACCACACCCGCAAGGAGTGTGGTGGTGTGGTCCTTATGCCCGTAGATGGCGCAGCAACAAGTCGTGCACAGCCGGCAGCGACTGTTTGGGTTGGATAGACAACGCAATCGCTTTTTCCTCGGACAGTCCGGGATTGGCGATTTTGTCTTTGTAGATTTGCTGAAAGACTTCCGAATCCAGCTGTGCGTCGATACGCAGCGAGTTACCGGTGGTCACAGCAGTTCGGGTGACTTGCGTCGGCAAGTTCAATCGCACATGGTTCAACTGCATGGGTTGCTCCTAAAGTAAGTCTCAACGCATGACAGCCACGTTGTTGTCGTAGTACAGCTGCTCGACCGAAGCCGAGTAGCGCTCGAAGGTGCGTGCTGGGAAACTGAAAGCATCCAACACCAGGCGGCGATTACTGATCATGGCGTGTGAAAACACCCGCCCCAGCTCCAAAAGTTCTTCAGACAGCGCGATCGAGCTGAAAGGTGCGTCGACCTCCAAGATCGCTTGCAGTTGCGGCAGTGGGTTTTCAATCAGAGCATCGAGCCGCATGGCCAGTGCGTCAAACGCCATCTTCTCTTCATCTTGAAGCAGGTGTTGTCGAGATTTGAAGATTTCCGTACGGTTGAGGTGGTAGTGCTTGATGAACACAAACCCCAACTGGCTGAACGCCTTGGTGTTAGGTTGGTAGTAGACAGGCAGACCTTGTTGCACCAACTCGTGAAAGTCGGTATACGCAAACTCCATCTGGTCGATCTGGGTGTTATAGATAGCCGCCAGCGCAGTCACCAAACGTTCACGGGCCTGTGGGTCAGTGGTCTTGATCCACCCCAACAAGAGTTCACGCATCAGCCACACGCCACAGTACAGCGCAATGCTGCTGCTCGACTCCGCAAACTTCACAGAACCATCGTTTTGGTTCTGGCCACGGTGTGCCACAATGGCGTCTGTCACCAAAAGCTTGAACGAGTCTCGGTAGATCTGTCCAAATTCTTCAGGACTGAGCTCGCTATAGGTGTCACTGGCTGCAGTCACGACCTCACGGGCCACCTGGTTGCTCAGACGGTTGTAGTCGTATTCTGTTACCAGATCCTTGAGTGGGATCACCGGAAGCAACTGACCAATGTAAGCCAGTACTGCATAGATGCGAGACTTGTCAGGCAAGGTAGGCAAGTCTTGCGTCAGGTATGCCAGTACCGTTTGGAACTGGTTGTACACGAACAAGTTCTTGCTTGGGTTGTCGGGTGTGTTAGCGATGATCAGCGATTGGAAGTTGCGCAGCTGCTCGTCTTGCAGTGGCGTGCCTTGCAACGACAGCATGGCGTAGTGGTCTTCAGCCAAGCCGTAGGTGTGTGCCAAATGGGTGAGTTGCAGCTCCTTGAACATGTAGGTGTACAGGCTGCGGTACCAGGTGATGCCACCCATCAACACCAACAAAGCGTGGTTGCTGTAGAGCAACGACAGGGTAGGTTCTGGCGCTGCTGGAGAAATTCCATCTGGACTGCTAACTGGCAACAGCTGCGAAGTCGTTCCAACTTCCGTGATTGGTGCGCCGGCTGGGTTGTTGAGTGTTTCCATGATGCGTTGGGCGTTGGTTTGGGAAGTGATGTGGGACAGGTTGTAGGACTGTGGGTGCGGTGTAGGGGAAAACCGCTGTTTGGCAGCCATCACCGATTGGGTTGCTTGACCAACACCTTGGCGAAGAGCATTGGTAGCCTGCAAGATCGCAGTTGCACTGACCACGGTTTGGGTGATCAACCCCAACCCCGAGCGTGCATAGTCGGCGACCGAGTTTTTCAACAGGTAGCTTTTTACCCCCGAAGACAGCTGGTCAACTTTTCCAATGCTGGCTGGTACCTGACTCAGGCTTTGGTTGATAGAACCCATCATCGACTGTGTCAGATTGGACGCTTGGGCTTGACCACTACCAAACACCCCCGAGACTGTAGCGGTCACAGAACGCATATCTGGCAAAGCGGTCGGAACGGACTTGTTCATAGAAGCCAACATCTGTGATGCGGCGTCGCCTGAGGACAGTGACTGGGTGATGTCTCCCATGGGAGACTGTAAGCTCTTGAGTGCCGACATATCGGCAAACTTTGCCAGCGCGGTTTCGCTGACCTCTTGTGCCGAGGCCTTGGCATCGTTAACCGGCGTGCTGTCAATCAGCTCGCTCAAGTCCTTGACAAAAACCTTGTTTTCATCATCGGTAAACTTCAGCCGGTTCTTGCTGATGTTGGTCGGCATGTTCATAAGCGATCCTTCACCACCTCACTGGAATCCGGTTTCAACGCATCTTCATTGGCTTTCAAGAAGACAGTTGCCGTCACCAGGGAGCTGTACATAAACACCGGTAAAAAGTTCAGCTGCATCCGGCCTGTAAACAGGTATTCGGTGTAGCTGAACACATCCTTGAACCCCAGTTTGGTGAAGATCTTGATATCTTCCTTGGTCGGAGGGGTCTTGTAGATTGCGGCAAAGTACATCATGACCTCTTTGAGGTCAGCGTTTTGCACTGTTTTAGCGTGGTACTGCAGCCAGTTGTGTAGATCGTACATGAAGCACGCCACAAACCCGCTGTTTTTGAGAAAGTGAGGGGTGAGACCTCTTGGGTGTTCGTGCACGATGTTGACGGTGCAAGAGCTGCCAAGCTTGAGGAACAAGGCGTTTTGGATCAGCTCCGCCATCTGTCCTGTGCATTGGAACGGGTAGACATTGAGCACCACTTCGGGTTCGCTCGACTCGGCCATGAACGAGTTGCGTCGCTCGATGTTTTTGACCTTGCTGGCCAGTGCCACCTGAATGTAAGTCATGGGGGCACTGTGCCACAGGCGCAGATCGTCGGTCGCCAGATAGGCTTGGAACAGCTGGTTGTCAATACCTTCGATGACATCGCTTTCACGCAGGTTGTACCGGTGGGACGATACCAGCTCCAACAACGGTTCTTCATCCAGCATCTGGAACAAAGCACTGTGACGCAGATCAAACAGCGACGGTAGATCCACGTAGATCTTGTTGGTCTTATCGGTCATAACAGAAAGTGGTTACAAGGTTGAAGTGATGTGCATGCAAGCCAAGTACGTTTTGAGGGTGCGGGTGGACTCCACACCGGTGGCGTACTGGTCGATGGATTTGAGGCTGACATTGCCGTAGCGTGCAAACATGGCGTTGTATGCGGAGAAGCTGCCGCGGTCACCACCTCGCACTTGGGTTAGCTCTTTGATCGACTCATCCAACCCCATACCGATCATCACCTGTAATTCAGGGAACGAGACCTTTGAGCCCTTGGACGCCCCAGTGGGTTGGAACGTCAGTTGGTCAATGGTCTTGTTGTTGTCCGGCACACTGATCTTCTTAGCAGCTGTTTGCGACTGCTTGCGCCAGGGCAGATCAACTACCATGTATTCAATCGGTGTAATGTGATCGGGTTCATTGGGGTTGTCCGTGAACTTCAAGCGCTCGAAGAAGTTTAAACCGTACTTCTTGCCAAGCTCCAGGTTGTTCTCTACGGTGATCCCCTTGGCTTCGTACATGGGTTTAAACATCACCAGGGTTTTCTTGCCGTCTCGCAAGTCTTTCATGTACTCATGGAAATCCTTGTCCGACATTTCGGCAAAGATCTTCTCGTAGCACTTTGCGTTGTAGCCAGTGGGTTCAATCTCGTTGACGTACTGCAAGATCAGTGCTTCGGCTTTTTTACGGTTGGCCATGGCGGTATCCTTATTGGGTTATCACGGGCAAATAGATATCACAAAATCAGCCAGTGCGTGACATTCATAATGAAGGGTGGGGGTTTTATGATGGAACTATTTGATAAGGTACTGTCCGCAAGGTACTTTGGATCATTTTTCATCACGCGGTAAAAAGGTGTAACTATGAAAATCAAAATCTTCCCCCAAGGCGGTGCTCAAGATAACGTCGTCGAAGTGGATGGCTTCACGCTGCTGGATTTCCTCAACCTGTACCGTGACCCAGAATTCTCCAACGAAGCTGCGAACAAGCGCTACGTGGACAAACTCCCGACAACTTACGACGTCAGCAAAATCGTCGGAGACACCATTCCTAAACAACGTCTGGTAGGTGGTGTTGGCGGTGATTTGATCGGCTTCAATGGCACCGATCTGTTTCTGAAGTCGATGGGTATCACCGCAGGTAGTTACAACAAAGTCACGGTGGATGCCAAGGGTCGTGTTACTGCCGCACACACCGACACAGGTGGCACCCAGCAACTGAGTTTCAACTCGATCACCAACAAACCCACAACCGCTGGCGGTTACATCGCCGATGTTTCGCCGTACGCCATAAAGACCAACGGTACCAATTCGGACATCAGTCTGACTGGCACCCTGATGGTGAACACCCAGCCCACGGTGGACACCCATGCCGCGACCCAGCAATACCTGCAAACCAAAATGGCAAACATGAGTGCTGGTGCCAAGATCGGTGATCTCAAGATTTCGACACCCAGCATCGCCGGCACACGTTTCATGCGTGCCAACGGGGCAGTCCTGGACAAAACGGCTTATGCCGCGCTGTACGCTGTCATCGGAGACACGTTCAGCAGTGGCGGTGGGGCGGGCGGTACAACTGGCTATGTGGCGCAACCATGGCGTCAGCAGTACGCGTTTAACACCGTTAACAACAGCACTTCCGGTGCATGGACAGCTGGTGGCAACTTGTTGGCAGCTCTGTGGTGGAGCCAGGCCGCAGTGACCAAAAACCGCATCTACATGTTCGGTGGCGTTGTTGCTAACAGCACCTACACCCCCAATATCTATACCGCACCTTTGAACGCCGATGGCTCCGTTGGTACCTGGGCTGGCGCTGGCACCATCCCCAGCGCGCGTTGCGGACACACGGTTGTCATGACCAAGAACAAGTTGTACCTCATCGGTGGTGCACTCTCCCCTTCCCAATTCACACCTACCACATACTGGGCAACCATCAACGCCGATGGCACCATCGGTGCTTTTACAGATGGCACTTCGCTGCCTGCCGGTGTCTGCGGCGCAAGTGTGGTCGTGACCACCAACCGCATCTACCTGATGGGTGGTTTGGATGCCGTCGGTTACTCCAAGAAGGTCTACACTGCCACGATCGATGACGACGGTATCATTGGTGCCTGGACTTCTGCAGCAGATATGCCAGGTGTCTTGAACGGCTCCCAAGCTGTCATCACCAAGAACCGGGTGTATGTGCTTGGCGGTGCGGTGACTTCCGCCACCCACACTTCTGCGGTGTACACCGCTCCGATTAACGCTGACGGCACCTTGGGTGCTTGGACTACTGGCACTTCGCTGCCCTCGGCCGTGGCGTTTGCCCAAGCGGTCATGACCAACAATCGGGTGTACCTGATTGGCGGAGCTGCAACCAACACCGGTGCCCTGACGACTGTGTATACCGCCCCCATCAATGCCGACGGCACCTTGGGTACGTGGACAACATCTACAGCCTTGCCCAGCGGTATGGCGTACGGCCAGGCTGTTGTCACCAACAGCCGCATGATCATGATTGGTGGATACAACCCCAGCGGTACTGCGCTGACCACCACCACGAGTTATACGTTCTCCGGTGGCACCAACGACTACGTTGTGACTGTTGCCGGAAACATTTTCAACCCCACCACCAGCTTCAAGCTGCCGGACTACTCCAATTTGACCAACGGTATTTTGGAATACTTCATTTGCGCGGCTAATTAATCGCCAGTAGAGTCAGAGTAGCCTAGGCTACTCTGACTCTACGTCACTAACTATTTGATAAACCTTGAACGATTTACCCGACAAGGTTATTTGTTCCCTCTTTTGACTAGAAAGCGATGTCACTATGAAAATCAAACTTTTCTCTAACAGCGGCAACTTCCAAAACAACGTGATCATGGACGGGTTCACTTTGATGGATTTCTTGACGTTGTACCGCAACCCAGACGGTCCCCAAGAAGCTGCTACCAAGCGATACGCTGACAGTTTCCCCAGTACGTTCAACGTCAACCAAATCAACGGTTCTGTGATTCCGAAGGCTCTGCTGTTGGGTGGGTTTGGTGGAGATCTGGCCGGTTTCAATGGGACTGACGCATACCTGTCGGGTGTCGGTATTCAACCCGGCTCTTACAACCGCGTCACCGTCAACGCCAAGGGTCGTATTATCGCCGCTACCACTGAGACCTACGGTGGTTCTTCGGTGTTGCATTTTGGTAACATTATCGACCGCCCAGTCAATGCATCGGGGTATGTGGATGATGTGTCCGGCTATGCAGTGCGAACCAACGGGATCAACAGCAATTTGACACTTACAGACAACCTTTACACAAGTGTGACACCCACCACCAGTGGACATGCTGCCACGCGCTCTTACCTGAACCAGAAGGCTGGTGCGATGGTTCCAAAGATCCGTGTGGGTGACTTGAAGATCTCCACTGCTGCAATCCGTGGTCCAGAGTACCTGCGTGCCAACGGCGGTGTGCTCAGCAAAACCACTTACCCAGCATTATACGCAGTCCTTGGCGACACGTACAACAATCAAAACTCGGAAGGCTACATGGGACAACCTTGGCGCCAGCAGTATGCGTTCAATGGCAATGTCTCCACCAGCTTCACTTTTACCCAAGGCACGTCACTGCCTATCAACTTGACTGACAGCTCTGTCGTCGTGACAACCAATCGCATCTACCTGATGGGTGGTCGCACTACCACCTCAACTTGGACTTCCGCCGTCTACACTGCTCCGATCAACGCAGACGGCACGCTAGGGAGTTGGGCTAGTGCTACACCACTGCCAGAAGTGTTGACCCAAGCCAACGTGATCATCACCAAAAACCGTGTCTATATCATGGGTGCCGGTACAGGTTTGTACAGCGTGACATCCAAGATCTACACTGCTCCGATCAATGCCGATGGTACCATTGGTGTCTGGTCTGGTGCTGGTAACATTCCACAAGGTCTGGCGTCGTCCAGCCCTGTTGTTATCAAGAACTTTGTTTACCTTCTTGGCGGGTATAACGGTTCGACTTTTGTGGGTAATGTTTACAAAGCCCCGATCAACGTGGATGGTACCTTGGGTGCCTGGACCAGTTCGACAAGTCTGCCGGTCGGTGTTTCAAACTCCCAAGCCATCGTTACCAAAACCCGTGTTTATCTATTGGGCGGATTTAGTGGTTCAGCCCCGATCAGTACGGTGTACACAGCTCCCATTAATGCTGATGGAAGTCTGGGTGCGTGGTCAACCGGGCCGGAGCTACCGATTGCTGCGTACTGCACATATGCCTTTGCTACTCGCAATCGCATTTACTTTATGGGTGGCGCGAGTTATTCCGCAACCATTACGTCAATCTACACCATCCCCATCAATTTGGACGACAGCCTGGGGATTTGGAGCTCGATGGGTACCTTGCCTGTAGCGTTGGCCGCAACTCAAGGGGCGTGTGTCAATAACAAGTTCTACCTGTTGGGAGGGTGGTCTGGTTCGGTTTACATCAACTCGACATACAGCACCCCGTTCAATGGTGGTACCAACGATTACATGGCGTTGATCAGCAGTTTTGTCCCAGATGAAACGCAGTTCAAACTGCCTGACTACTCCAGCCTGAAAAATGGCGTTATGGAATACTTCATCCGTGCGGTGGAATAAACCAGTCCAATAGACCAGAGCTAGGGCACAATGCCCTAGCTCTGGTTTCTTTAACTATTTGATTGATCCAGACTGTTAAGCCGTCTGGTTACCTCCTCATCGATTGCTCTTTAACCGAAAGCGAGACAGACGTGAAAATCAAACTTTTTTCCAGCAACGGCATTCTCCAGAACAACGTCTTTCTGGATGGCTTCACACTCCTTGATTTCTTGACCTTGTACCGCAACCCCGAAAGCGTCAGCGAAGCAGCGACCAAGCGTTACGTGGACAGTTTTCCAACGGTGTTTGATGCCAGCATGATTTCCGGCAAACCCATCCGCAAAGCCAATTTGATCGGCGGTATCGGTGGTGATCTGGTCGGCTTCAACGGCACAGACGTGTACCTGTCGTCCACTGGTGTGCAGCCTGGTGTCTACAACCGTGTTTCGGTCAATGAGAAAGGCCGTGTGATAGCTGCCCAACAAGTACCTGGCGGCGGTCCGTTGGTCCTTCCATTTACCAACATCACTGCCCGTCCTACAACAACTGTAGGGTACATTGGTGACGCCTCGGGGTATGCCATTAAGACCAATGGTTTTAACAGCAATGTCGAGATCGACGGCAACCTGCTGAGTGAAGTCACACCCACACTGCCTAACCACGTGGCAACGCAAGCTTATGTCGCTGGCAAGACTGCTGGTATGGTAGGTCGCCCTCCAGTCGGCAGTCTGAAGATCTCTACGATTGGTGTTGCTGGTGCTGAGTACTTGCGTGCTAATGGCGGGGTGATCAGCAAAACCACCTACGCTGCACTGTACGCGATCATTGGAGATACTTACAGCATCGACCCTCTTGGGTTCATGGGTCAGCCTTGGCGCCAGCAGTACGCATTCAACGACCAGACCAACTCCGCAAGTTTGACCTGGAGTCCCAGCACCAATTTACCTATTACCGTAGGTTCCTCACAAGCAGTAGTTACCAAGAGTCGTGTGTACCTGTTGGGGTATTACTCAGGCTCTGGCACTGGTGCCGGTGTTTACAGCAGCATGCTCAATCCAGACGGCACTTTGGTTGGCTGGCAGTTGGAAACAAGTCTGCCGACACCTTTGTATGCGACCCAGGCATTTGTCACCAAAAATCGGTTGTACTTGCTGGGTGGGTACGACGGTACTACCACCATTTCTGCAGTTCGTTATGCGCCCATCAACGCCGACGGAACGTTAGGGAGTTGGGTGACCGGTCCCTCACTTCCAAAAGAGCTTGCTCACGCACAGCTTGTTGTGACCACAAAGCGGGCGTACCTGCTGGCAGGTTCTAACAATGCTGGACACACTAAAGCGGTTTACAGCGCACCGATTAGCTTGGACGGTAGTTTGGGGTCTTGGGTGATTGAGCCCGATTTCCCTTACTTCATTCGCAATGCCTCTGTGGTCACGACCAAGAACCGGGTGTACCTGATTGGAGGACAAGACGCCAACGGATCTCTGAGTGTGATTTACACTGCACTTGTGAATAGTGATGGCACACTGGGTAGTTGGAGTTCGGCAGGTTCTTTCCCAATTCCAGTCAGTCACACACAACCTATCGTTACCAAGAGTCGTGTATACATTTTGGGTGGGTATAGCGCCAACACCAGCAAAAACACCGTTTACACTGCGCCAATCAACACCGATGGCACACTGGGTAGTTGGTCGTTGGGGACTAATCTCCCAAGTCCTCAACACGGCGGTCAAGCTGTCGTGACTAATGGGTATATCTATCTTCTTGGTGGGTATTCGGACGCCAACACTACAGTGTCAACTGTTTATCAAACACCTTTCCTTGGGGGTGTGAATGATTACATTGCTGTGATCTTGTCCAACACAATCAACCCAACTTCGCAGTTCAAACTGCCTGACCACAGCGACAAGACCTATGGTCCGCTGGAATACTTCATCCGTGCTTTGCCGTAAATGAACGACACCACCGTAGCGTTTTGGCGCTGAGGTGGTGTCATGATCAAGAACTATTTGATAAGCGCGACAACGCCATACCCTATTTTGCTCCAAGAGGTCTGTTATGAAAATCAAGCTGTTCACGAATTCTGGTATCTTTGACCGCAGCGTGGTCCTGGAAGGCTTCACCATGGTGGGGCATCTGACTTTGGCGCGCAACCCCATGACTGCTAATGAAGCAGCCACCAAGCGCTATGTCGACAACCTTCCCTATGGTCTGTCGGTAGACGCAATTATTGGCGGTCCAGTTCGTTACGAACGTATTGGGGCTGGAATCTCCGGTGACGTTGTCACCTACAATGCCTCCCAGACGGCTTTGAAGTCTGTGGGTGCGGCCGGCAGCTACAGTCGGGTGACAGTCAACTCCAAAGGCCAGATTGTGTCGGGCATCCCAGTGTACCTGGACAACGCCGACCCTTCTCTGTTGTTCTCAGAGATCAAGAGCCGACCAACCACTGTGGACGGTTATGCCGCAGCACCCACCAACTATATCCGCACACCAGCCAATGTCAACAACACAGCGTTCAGCTCGGCGCTGACCTTGTTTCGTGCTCCAACAGCTGGTGCCGAAGTTGCCACCTTTGGTTATTTGACTTCGTTTGCCAGCCGCACGTTTGGTTCGCAAAACGTCGGTGACCTGGCCATCAAACCCAACACCATTGTTCACAACAAGTATTTGCGAGCTAACGGTGCCACACTGGATAGGGCGTCTTACCAAACACTCTACAGTGCCATTGGTGATCAGTATGGACTAGTGCCTATCTCTATACCTGTAGCTGCTACTGGTGAGCCGTGGGTCCAGCAAGGAACACTCAACGAACAAACAAACCCTACAACGTTTACCTGGACACAGCTGCCAAACTCTCTACCTGTAGAGCTTTGGGGTTCTAAGTTAATTGTTACCAAAAACCGCATGTATACCCTGGGTGGTGTACTTACTAACGCAGTTGTAGCCACGCAGACCATCTACACTGCCACGCTTGCGGCGGATGGGACACCATCTGCATGGACAGTAGCTGGCTCGCTACCTGGCGCAGTTTATTCCCCGGCAGTCTTTATGACTAAGAACCGATTGTTCCTAATGGGAGGTAATAATGGTACCAATTACATTAATACCATTTTAAGTGCCCCTATCAACGCAGACGGCACCATTGGCAGCTGGAGCAATTACGGCACGTTTCCAGAGCCTATTTTTGATGCAACGGTTGTAGCAACCAATAACCGTGTTCACATCCTAGGGTTTACAACGTCAAACGGAACTAAGTCAGATCGCACTTATAGCGCAGCCATTAACGTAGATGGGACCATTGGTAGCTGGACTGCTGGCACTACCTTACCGTACGGGTTGGCAGCCGGTAGCCCCATTTTGACCTCTTCTTACATTTACTTGATTGGTGGAATTAAAACCGGTTCATTTTACACCAACACCGTGTTTCGTGCACCGGTCAATGCAGACGGCAGTATTGGAACATGGGTTACTATGCCTAATTTTCCCAACATCAATTTTAGTCCCAGATATATTGTCACTAAGAGTATGGCGTACATCTTAGGCGGTTTTGATGGAACTTACTCTCTAAATACAATCTACTACGCCCCGATTGATAGCAACGGTGTATTAGGGTCATGGACACTAAGTAGCAGCACTTTACCTTATCCGGCATGGGCTTTTTTAGCGGCGGTCGTTAAAAACCGGTTGATTATTATTAATGGCAACAACAACAGCACCATCGTTAAGGCGGTTTACTCTACACCGTTTAATGGCGGCACTAACGATTACCTTACTGTCATGACCGAGTGGTCTTACGACACAACCAAGTTCAAACTCCCTGATCTGTCCTCCAAAAAAGATGGGATTTACGAGTACTACATTAAAGCTACAGCGTAATCACTGCACCCACACACTGCTGTTTGGCAGTGTGTGGGTGTGTGTACGTTAACTATTTGAAGCAGTTCAACTCGATAATATCGACAAGCTGACGTTTGTACTTTGTAGAAAGAATGGATATGAAAATCAAGTTGTTTACCAACTCCGGCATTTTTGATCGAAGCGTGGTGCTGGAAGGGTTTACCATGGTGGGGTACTTGACACTGGCACGTTTGCCGATGACTGCCAATGAAGCTGCCACCAAGAACTACGTCGATAACTTCCCCTACAACCTTTCGGTAGAAAACATCACAGGTGGGGTGGTGCCGATAGACAAGATTGCCGATGGCATCGATGGTGACGTATGTCTGTATAACAAGACGCAGGTGGTTTTGCGTCCTGTCGGTGCATCCGGCAGCTACAGCCGTGTCACCGTCAATGCCAAAGGTCAGATCATCGCAGGCCTTCCCATCTCCCAAGACAATGCCTTGCCATCGCTGTCTTTCAGCGAGATCAAGAATCGCCCTACCGGTGTGGATGGTTACACTACCAACACCACCCCATACATCCGTAACACTGTCGGTTTCCAGAACACCGCACTCAGCGACAACTTGACGCTGAGTCGTGCTCCAACCACGGAAGTGGAAGCCACCACCTTTGGTTATTTGACTTCGTTTGCCAGCCGCACGTTTGGTTCGCAAAACGTCGGTGACCTGGCCATCAAACCTAACACCGTGGCGCATGACAAATATCTGCGCACCAACGGCGCTTGGGTGGAGCGTGCGGTGTATCCCGATCTGTTTGCACTCATTGGTCTGACTTACAGCACCAGTGGCGGAAGTGGCGGGGAGGCAGGTTATGCTGGCCAACCCTGGGCACAACAAGGTGCGTTTAATGATACGGACAACTCCACCAGTCTTGGTATGGGGACTGCTGGTTCTTTCCCGATCACTATTGCGCACGCAACCCCGTTTGTCACCAAGAACCGGGTGTATGTGGTCGGCGGTTATCAAGGTCCAGATACCTCCTCAAATACCGCAACCATCAATAAAGTCTATACAACGACCATTAACTCCAATGGTACGTTGGGGTCTTGGGCGGCGGCTTCCGCATTCCCAATTAGTGTAGCAAGTGCATCGGTGGTGGTGACCAAGGGCTACGTATACATTTTTGGCGGCCAGTCCACCATGACGTTTTTGCCTGATAGTGGTGGAGAAACTGTCCTCAATTCGGTCTACATGGCCAAGATCAATGAAGATGGCACCATTGGCGCTTGGTCTAAAACGACCAATTTGCCATTTGCTAATTCCTGCCAGTTTATGGTTGTAGTCAAAAACTACGTCTATATGATCGGTGGGTACAATGGAAGCGCTTATCGAAGCTCTATCTATCGTGCTCCGATCAACTCCGATGGCACCATTGGTAGCTGGGTTAGTGCCGGTTCTGTACCGGTGGCAGTCAGCACCGTGTTGTCAATTATTTCGGTAACCAAAACGTACGTTCACATCGTTCTTGGCAATGTTCGCTATTCCGCAGCCATTAATGCTGATGGGACGTTGGGTGGTTGGTCTACATATAACCCGGGGTTCTCGGTCACTGGTTTGAGCGGTTATCAAAGTGCTGGAATTGTCTCGACCCAAAAGCGTGCTTATGCTATTGGTGGTACTGGTTTTCAATCAACGTGGATAGGTGCCGGTAATGGCGGAAGTGTCTCTTATGCATCCGGCACTCAAAAAGTACACAGTGCAACCATCAATGCTGACGGCACAATGGGAAGCTGGACATCCGCCCAATCTTTACCGGTCCGTGTCGGTGCTCAAGTTGTGTTTGTGACCAGCTCTCGTGTGTACTGTATTGGTGGGTTGGTGGGTTATGGGGATGTCAATAATCCCATCAAGTATTTCTCAATCACAAGCACTATCTACTACTCCGGGTTCGGAGGAGGTACCAACGACTACATTGCCTTGATTGTAGAATCGGGCATTGATCCAACCTTGTTCAAGCTGCCGGACTGGACAGCCAAGAACGATGGCATCTACGAGTACTACATCAAAGCACTGCCGTAACGCGGGATAGACCACTGCACTCCGTGGGGAGGCAGTGGTCTATATCCTAACTATTTGACGAAGATTCCTTTACCTGTCTCTCTTCGCAACGTCAACCAGACTTTACCTGTTCTGAAAGGAGAACACATGCGCACGAAAATGTATAACGGTGGCGGTTATGGTCTCAATGGCCTGACCCCTAACGGTGGTCCGATTTCGGCGCCACTATACCTGCCGTCCAACCCTACCGACCCCTTGCACGCCGTGACCAAGGAGTACGTGGACATGATGCTTGGCCACGTCGCTGTGGAAAACATCACCGGCACCATCCCTGCCGAGCGTCTGCCTGCCTTTACCGGCCAAGACATCTTCTCGTCCGGCTACGGTATCTTTGAACTCAAGCCCACCGGCGTGATTCCTGGTACCTACAACAAGATCACCGTCAACGCCAAGGGCTTTGTGACCTACGGCGAACTGGTGGACTACAGCGTGCTGACCAATGTGCCTTGGTCTTCGATCACCCTGGACAAACCCACTACGCTGGAAGGCTACGGGATCACGGACGCCCTGCGCACCACCGGCGGCACGATGACCGGCCCTCTGTACATCACCAGCGCACCATCGCTGCCCACCCACTTGGTCAACAAGGCCTATGTGGATGCCGCGGTCACCGCTCGTGAAAACCAAGGTGCTGGCAAGATCGGCGACATCGTCACCAGCGCTTCGACCACCAATCCCACCAACCACCTGCGCACCAACGGCGGTCTTGTCTCCCAGACCACCTACGCCGCCCTGTTTGCAGTGGTCGGCACGCGCTACAACGTCGGTACGGTCCCTGAAGGTCAGTTCCAACTGCCCGACACCACCCTGACCGATGCTGCCGGCATGAACAGCTACATCAAGTACGCTTAAAAGCGTGATCCACACCACCCGGCAAAACGCTGGGTGGTGTGGGTCGTTTCACTTAGGTTGCAATACGCTGCAGGTACTCAAACTTAGGTACCATGTAGTACTGGTGACCTTCGTACTGCACCGACAGATAACTCACACCTTGGCGAGTCAGGATGTTGAAGTCGTAGTTCTCGTTGTCCATCATGCGGGTGAACATCTGTGTTGGCGTTGTGCTGTCGCAAATGACCAACATGTTCTCCAGCAGCGAGACCAGGCGTTGAGTTTTGCGACTCATGCGACCAAAGTCGGGGTGCATGCTGGTGACCGAGATCAGGTCTTTGTACACCGTGCGGAAGTCTTTCACAGCGTCTTCACTGTAGAAACCGTTGGTCACTGTCAGCAAGATGTTGTTGTAGTCGTACGGCACGTTGTAGCTGTTGGCACGCAGGTATGTCAAATCGGTGTAGACCTTGATGAACTTGTCCAGATCAAAGTCTGTGTCGTAGGCTTTGGTGATCTGACTCATCACGCCGTTCTGACCGACTTGCGACGGCACCGCAATGTTGTTCCAGCGCGGGGTGATGAAGAACTCATTGATCTTCAAGATGGTCGGGAAGATCGACTCGATGTACTCGCTGCTCAAACCCAGGCTGAGCAGGTATTCATAGAGCTTGAGTTTGAGGACGTAGTCATAATTGCCTTGGCTGCCGTACTGGTTAAAGGCAAAGTACACATCACGCACCACAGTGCTGTTAGGCAGCTTGTAGGGGATGTTGAGGATGGCGGTGTAGGTGGTGGGTTGGTTGTTCTTCTTTTCCTCGATACGCTTGTTGAATTGCACCAAAGAAAAATTGGCAATGGCATCCATCATGCCGGCACCGGTACGCACCACCGCGTCGAAGTCCTCAAACGGGAAGATGATATCGATGTCGTAGTGGGGATAGAAACCACGGAACGAGCTGTCGCTCAGCCACAATCCGACGTTGACATCACGCACCGTGAAGCTCAAGTAGTCGGCAGCAACTGTCTCACCAATGTCCAACAACGCACTGACCGACACGTCCGAGACTGGGAAAAACGGATTGCCGATGTTGTAGTTGTAGACAAACGCGGCGATGACTGTCTGTTTGGTTTGCAGACGATTGAGCGTGGCGTGTCGCACAAACTGCTTGACCACGTCCAGGATGCTGTTGACTTCGTCTTGGGTCAACAGACCGGCGTTTTGTTGGTGAAAGACCAGCAACGAGTACAGCGGATCGATCGTACTGTAGTACTGCTGGCGGTCACGGGCATAGGTTAACCCCTGACCAGAAATTTCATATAGTGGCGCTACGGCGCCCTGTGTGTTGTCGATAAAGCTGTCACACGTCACAAAGCCCTTGATGTGTTTACTCATTGAGTCGCACTCCTTCTAGTAGTCTGCAGTTACGAGTTTACTGTACATACCCGTTAGTGGTTCACACCCCTTTGGGTCAGTGGTCAGAAAATGCTCCGATCACTCTAAGCGTTATTCCTTCACGGGAGTTGACACCGTCCACTGTTGCTGCTACAATTTCCCACGACCTCATAATAACAAAGAAAGGATGAACGGTTATGACCTACCTCAAGCTGCTGGAAACGTTTGTGCTCGGTGTTCTGATGGACAAGAACGAGTACAACTTCTTTCACAAGAACTTTCGCCCTATCAAGCTCCTGGTGATCCTGTTGTTGTCCGGCAACGTGATGTTCACCGTGTACTTGCTGGGTAAGTTCAACCGAGTGCACCAAGTTATCGTTGCACACTGCCCTGCTGTCTTTGAAACTCCTACGCAAGTAGTGCACAAGCCTGCTGCCCAGGAAAAAAAGAAATAAACCATACCACCCACACCTCCATGACGAGGTGTGGGTGGTGTTACCGCGTTAAGCCGGAATGCCGGAGCGCACTTGCTCGAAGATCGACAGCTGGAACTGGTTTTCCATGGACGAGTAGCTCAGATTCACATACAGCGTGGTTTCACCGGCTTGCACCTCTGGCAAAGGCTTGGGCAACTCCAGATAGCCTGGGCGATCGTGGAAGCGCAGCTGGGTGCGGGTAGCGTCCAGCGTGGTAATACCATTGTTGAAGTCCTTCAAGATCAACGTCAGGTACTGGATGGAACTCAGCAGCTTTTGGCCAAACTGGCGATCGCGCTTGAACTTCTTGTGCAGGTAGTAGATCTCGTTTTGCACGGCTTGGATGTGCAGGTTCGGGACTTTGTTTTCTTCGACGTAGCGAAAGACATGCTCACGCAGTTCGGCGTAGTTCATCTGGGGGTTGTCTTTGAGCAACTCCAGAGAGTGGTTGTATATGGTCAAGTGTGTGAGGAAGCACTTCTTGAGGATGGTGTCCAAACCGTCTTTGGCCTGGACCACTTCGTTGTAGATCTTGGTGTTCATAGTGAATCGAGGTGGGTTTGGGTTAGTTGCTGTCGGGCGTTTCAGGGGTGTTAACCGCTTCGCCGCGTGCCAGTTTGATGGACTCGGTAGCCGTGACCTCTTTACCCATCTTGGTGCGTACCTTGACGGAGAATTCGATCGATTGGATCTCGATGATGCGCAGGAACTTGAAGAAGACCTTGATGGTCATCTTGTCGGTGGTGAACTCGTTGTATGTGTTCACTCGGGTGTAGTGGGTCTTGGAGCCAGAAGTCTGCATGTTCTCACGCACAAACTTGTCTACCAGCAATTTCAGCCGGGTCGAATTCAGATCCAGCTGAATACACAACTTGTTCTTAATACGTACCAAAACGCCTTCTGGGGTATTGGATGGTTTCATTTTCTCATTCACTCCTTTTTAGATTGGGTGGTGCTAACGCACCAGGACCATCAACACCCCAGGTGCGGAGGTAACAGTCACATAGATAGGTTCCGAGCTTTCTCGGTAATGCACAAACACACGCTCGATACTTTCCACAAGAAACCGCACCAAAAGCGAGATGTCTTGCACATAGTCACCACACTCATCGGCGTTGACCGTTTGCATGAGGGAGTACAGGTCATCGTAGAAGTACCCTCCAAAACCATCGTAGCCACTGCTGTAGGCACTGTGCTGGTAGATGGCGTCTAAGGGATCGATTCCATAGATGTTGTACACATCGGTGCCGCGCAACTGGTTGCGCACCCCACGAAAGTCTTGCAACACACTCTCATACTCGTACTCATAGGCCGTGCGAGGTGTGATCAAGGTGTAATGAGGCAGGTACCCCAGGTTGAAGATGCTGGACATGTACTCGACCATGTTCAAGTTGTTTTGCACGATCATCTCTGCAAAGAACGTCTTGACATGTTCAGGCACCAATGCCCGATCTAACAACTGACGCAACTGTAGCTCAGTGTACACCCATAGCTTCATCGATGCAGTCGGTGTAGATGAGCACGGGCCGAAGCTCGGGGTCGATCTCAAATCGGTAGTTGCGTACATAGCGATAAGGGGTTTGAATGATCATCTGTTCGTGCAACTGTAGTAACGCGGCATTGATCTCCTGGTGGTATTTTTGGAAATGGCTGTTGAGCCACACCAACAAAAAGTGGGTGATCGCTTCTTCCGACTCATCCTTGTCGTGCTCGGCCATCATTGCCCAGTTTTGCATCAGATCGTCCAAGTACTTGACACGGACAATGCAGTTGGACATGAACTGGTTGTAGCCCAGCACGGTGGCAAAGTGAAAGCGCTCACGCTGCATGGCATACGACATGACGTTGTCCAGCAAGATCGTATTGAGCGTCTTGAACACCGTCTGGTTGAATGCTTCGTTATAGTGCGCCAGTGGGTTGGCAACCCACGTAGCGATCGAGTTGGTAAGCACCCCGAACTCTTCACTGATGTAGCCCAGCTGGATGGCTTTGACCAGCTCGCGGTTGGGCTTGGAAGGCAGCAACATTACCTTGGTTGTCATTGCTTATAGACCTCATGAGAGATAACCAGCTGGTTGTGGTCGTAGAAGCTGATCGAGATGTTCAACACCAAGTCAGCTGTCATCATACCGCATGCTCCAGCGATCATGTTGTACACAGGCTCATGGACAATACCCGAGATTTCTTGCACCTCATCGTAGATGGTGTGCTGCTCGGCATCCAACTCAATCGGGTATATGACGGGTTCGCAATTCAGAAGAACACGACCGGCATACATGTTCATGTCCTCACAAGCCCGGAGGATGGCATTTTGCGCACAAGTCTTGACATAGTACCGCACCCTACACGCTTGCTCTAGCGTGTAGGGTCGGAATGACAGCTTGAATATGTATCCCTTACTCATTTTTCCACTGGACGTTGTTGAGGTGAAAGTGACGCATGACTGAAACTCCTTTTTTAAAATGAACGCAACTGAATGCTCAAGTGGCATGTCGCATCCAGGTTGGTGCTGACAAACACCACTGGGGTCTTGGGTGAGTACTTGTGGCGCAAGAACACTTCCAATTGTTCGTGCAACTCTTCCAAGTGGTGACGGTAGTGAACGATACCCAACGATTGCACCACAAGTTCGTGCTGCGGTTGTTGGCGAGCTGTTTCCCAGCAAGCTTGCAAGGCCTGGTCTTCAAAGTACAAGTTGTTCAACGGCTGAACCAACAGGTCAATGGTGGACAGGGCGGCAACCATACAACGGTCCAAACCTTGCTTGTACCCCAAGTAGTTTTCAGCAAAGTACGGCTTGAGGTGGTTATAGTTGATCCTTAGGACCTGGGTATGCATATCTCTTTGCTCCTTTGGAGGAATGCAAGAGTTGCTCTACGGGCTCGTAGACGCATTTTCTCTTACATCCCACACTCTATATATGCTACCATGGAAATTTCAAACCACAGGCCGTTTGAGGGCGTTTAAACGGCATCCACAAACTGACCTGTTACAATTGACAAGTTAGACCAAGTACGTGTGTGATCCGTAGACCTTCACGACCGCGAGTTTCATTTTGCCTAGGGCCGACTTCTTGACCAGCTTGTGATTGTAGAAGAACTTGGCTTTGGTAGAGGGTCGCTCCTTTTCAGCCACAAACTTGACCACCATTTTCTTGATCTCCTTGAAACGCTTGCTGGCAAGCTTCTTGGCAGTGGGTTTGATCTTGAAGCAATGGTACTGGCGAGGTGCGGAGACAGCTTTGTACAGCTGATCTACGCTGTGTGCTTTGGCACGGTTGTAAACGGTAGACAGCACCAAGTGGGCTGCTGTCATGTCTGTGTTGTCTTCACAGTACACGACCCACGCGACGGCGTCGAGTTTTTGCTCGTACGTCTTGGCAAATGCGCTTTGACCAAACATCATCATCAAAGCAGCAACAACTGCGATCAAGATACGGTTCATAACAGACTCCTTCAGAGGGACAGACAAATAGGGTTAGTGGGAGGGCACAATCAGTAGCGTTGTGCGTTGGTCAACATAAGAAGTACGCAGCCATTGAAAAACTGCGAAAGTGGGCGATGGTGTGAAATTGAAGATGGTGCTGTGTATGTGTAACCTTTCCTATAAGAAATGTCTCCTGCAGTGCTATCGGAATCGATCGCAACCATTTATCGCAGGAGCGTAGAATGAACAAGAAACATCTGTACTCACCGAACGACGACATTCCAATCTCTGTCAAGCCTTCGGTGGCAGAACCTGCGCCAGCTCCAGCGGCTGACATTAAAACCTTCACCCTGAGCAAACAGGTGAAGGACATATTCTCGATCGACAAAACGCCTTTGGTACCCAACCCCGCCACACTGCTGTCGGTAGGGCAGTTTGAACACGCATACCTCAAACAGCTGGAGTCGTTGATCTACAACGACATGGAGTGTCTGGACTCAGGCACACTGATGACCATCACCTCCTTGAGCGACATTGTGAAAGCCACCCACCGACCCATCAGACTGATGAGTCAGGCGTATCGTAAGAAACTGCCTACACTATGCAAAGTGCTCAACCAGTTTTATGCCGAGAACCACAAGGTCATCCGCGGCATTGCTGATCAACTCGCTAATTAAGGAGCAGGCCATGTTGATGACCTTCACCTGCATCCTTTTCTTGTTGTCGTTGGGTTTGGTCTTGTTGGCCAGCCACTACTACAACCGGGTCAAAAACCGGGCATCGGCGCTGTTGCTTTTGGTCATGATGGTCGTGATGGTCTGGATGACAATACTGATTCCACCTGTGAACCAGTTTGTCACCCCAGTCATCTCCATCGTGACCAAGTACTTGGAACCAATCATCTTAGGGGTGTTGTTTGTACTCACCTTGGCTGTGATGTGGACGGTGGATAGCATAACCCTGCTGCGGACAAAACGCTTACAGGGTGTGATTTACTTCACGGCAATGCTCACCGCTTTGTTGCTGGGTGGTGGACTGACAGTCAGCCTCTCAGCTATCTCGTACTAAGAACAACAACTGGTATATATGAAAGCAATTTTCAATTGTGACGGTGCTTGTCGACCCAACCCTGGGTTTGGTGGGTACGGCATCTTTGGTTATACGTTCCAAGAGGCCAAACGCCCTAAGAACACCAAACACCCCCTCAAGGATAAATTCAACTTCACGCACGAAGGTATCTTAACCACCAAAGGTACAGAACCGATTGAAGTTGTTAGTATCTTGGAGTTTATCCGAGCTTGTAATAACCCAAAGACCACCAACAACGAAAATGAGCTCAAAGCCACGCTGCACGTGCTGGAGTTGGTTCACGAGCGTGTTGAGTGGACGGAAGTCACGATCATCACGGACAGTGAGTATGTGGTCAAGGGTATCAATGAGAACCTGGCCAAATGGGAAACCAACGGCTACAAGAAGGTCGGTGGCATGCCGATTGCCTACACCGATGACTGGGTGTCTATCAACCTGTACTGCAAAGCTCTGGCCGAGCGTGGCTGCAAAGTCACCGTCAAGTGGGTCAAAGGTCACAGTGGTGACTACGGCAACGACATCGCGGACTACTACTCGGTGATCGGTTCTAATGCGGCTCTCTACCAGTTCGAGAACCCCACCGGTGAGTTCCGCACAGACATCTACACAAGTGAGATGCCTTATGCGGAGTACAAGAAATCCTACACCAAGGACTTTGTGTTCCACTTCAAGGACCTGTTCTTCAGCTCCTCACCATCGGTTCAAGACAGCAACTACTGCTTTGTTTCGGCCAACGAAGACGAAGCGGAAATCGGCAAGCGCGACAACACCACGATCTTCTTGGCCAACCACGGCCAAGTGCCAGAGTTCATCAACCGCATCAAGGCCTTCTACCGCAACCTGCCACGTCAGTACGTGACAACTTGCTCGATGAAGCTGTCCAAGCTGGAAAACCGCGACATGTTGCGCATGGGTGAGTACGTGGCGGTGGAATATCTGCTGGTGCCAATTGCCCGCAACAACCGCATGACGTACGGTTTGGTGGACTCCGCCTCTAACACAGCCGGGGCCTTCTTGCAAGAGAACTCGATGGACTTCCCTTTCATTGCCAGTGTGGCCAAGGTCCACGAGGTGATGTCCTGTCCAGACCTGTCGTCGGTACCTAAACTCAATGTCTGGGATGTCACCGACAAGTTTGTGAAAGACGGCAAGCTGACCCTATCTAACAAAGATAAATTTGTTGATTTCACATACCTGACGGAAGGGCAATTGGTGCTCACGCAGCGTCTGATGGCCAGTGTAGGAGCGGACATTCCGAGCTACTTGGCGCTGAAGAAGATCGAGGAAGAAATTGAACGGGTTGAAGTCATCCTTCAAGGCTCGAACAACAACAACCTCTACACGCTGTTCGTGCGTATCACGACCACCAATAGGCAGTTGTATTCGCTCAATGTGGTGAACAAGTACCTTGCGGTGGCCACGCGTCCTTGCTGAGGGAATTTGATCACGGTTTCCCCTTAACCCTTTTTTGTAGAGGTCCCTATGTCCCTGCTCAATCCCATCGTTGCCAAGTTCTTGATGAATCCCGGCGTGGCCCAAGAGGTCTACATGTGCCCCAACACCAAGAGCCACGCTGTGGTGGACCTGACGTTCTTCAAGAACGACACGACCACTTCCAGCAAGATCGCTGTGGCGCTGGCCTCCGAGTCCAACCCCGGTGCTCTGACCATGGTGGACTACTTCATCGACGACATCGAGCTGATCGGTGAAGTCAACTCCGCCGAACTGACCAAGGTGATGGTGGGTGCTGGTGAACGCCTGTTCATCCAAGTGCTGGATGGCTCGCCCGTGTCGGTGCGCATCTCCGGCGTGGAAGAAAACAACAGCAAGGTCCTCAAGGCCGGTCGCCTGGCCGCTGCTGCTGTGAACGGCACTTCGCAAGTGCAAGTGTTCGACTCCTCGGTGTTCGCCAATGCCGCCTACACCTCCACATCGATCACCATCTTCAACACGTCCAACACCGAAAACGCCAAGGTGGAAATGTGGATCTCTTCGAGCGCCACACCCACCAACGCCGACAAGGTGATGATGGTGACCATCCCCATGGAAGACACCACCATCGTGGAAAACGTGCTGCTGCTGCCCAACGAAAAGATCTTCGTTGCCAGCGAAGTGGCCGGCGTGGAATACTTCGTCAACGGCGTTGTGATCCGTCAGTAAGGCAATAGGCCCACAGGGTCTTGAGGTTGGGTCTTAGACCCGCAATGCATACACCCAACTCCTTGCTGCCAAGCTGGGAGTTGGGTGAGCGATAAAATCATCAACAGCTTGGCTATCATCTGAATTGTTTCAGATCAACCCCTTTAGGCAGCGTAATTCAGCGCTACCTACCCATTCACTTACGGAAAAAAGGAAACTGCGATGTTTGACGATCTCGCAAATGACTCGGGGTTCTCGGTGGACAGCGTCGAGAAAAGCTCGCAACAAAGCCAGCAACAAAACCAATCTTCGGGCTACCAGAACCAACGCCAAGAAGGCGGAGGTTACAACGGCGGCAACTATGGTAACAACAACAGTGGTTACCAGAACCGTCAAAACGGCTACGGTGGCAACGGCGGTGGCGGCGGTTATCAACAACGTCAGGGTGGCAACGGCGGTGGTGGCTATCAACAACGCCAAGGCGGTGGTTTCCAGCGCAAACCTGATGAAGTCTCGCCTCCCTATCTGCCGGTGGTGATGTTCGTGGAAAAGGACATGCCTTCTGACGTCAAGCAGAAGTTCTACCAGCTGGCCTCCAAGCTGATCGGCAAAGGCTACACCGTGCGCCTGAACTCGGACGATCCCGACTTCGTCAAGCAGGTGCAATCGCTGTCGTCCAAGAACGTGGAACTGTACCTGCCATGGCGCAACTTCAACCAGTTGGAAAGTAAGCATACCTACAACACCTTGACTGCCATGGACGTGGCCCAGCGCAACTTCCAAGGCTGGGAAAAGATCCCTGACGCTGTCAAGGCCATCTTGGCAGCACAGGTGCGTATGGTCTTTGGTGACCGCAACAATTCGATCGCTTTGATGGTCATCACCTACTCGGGTGACGGCGCATCGCGTATCGCTGAACTGACCAAGGACACCGGCCGGGTCTCGTTCATCATCAAGATGGCTTGCACATACGGCTTCTCGGTCGTGAACATGGGCAAGCAATCCTCTGAAAGTTTGCTCCAGAAGTACTTCGACCTGTGAGCACCCACCAACCTCAACGGAGAAACCAATGTCCCGTAACAACCGCGTGCGTGAATACAACCCCACCCAGCCGGCGCAACAACAACAGCCCAAGGAAGCTGAAAAGACAGCAACACAAGGCGCCGACGTGGATGCTGCGCTGGATCAACAGGCACTTCAACCCAATGGCGCTGCTGGTGATCAACCCACTGGTGAGCAACAAGGTCAAGCGCAAGAAGGCCAAGCTGTGGAAGGTGACGCCGCTGCTGGTGATCAACTGACTGAAGGTCAAGCAGACGCTGGTCACGCGGCTGAACAACCCGAACGTCTGGGCGATGCACCGAACCAACCCACCGAAACCGATCTGCAACACATCGGTGATGTGGCGCTGGACATGCAAGTTGGCCAAGAGCCGGAAAACACCAAGCGTGGTGAGACGGCTCCTGTCGCCATCCTGGACGAAGCCGGTTTCATCCCCCAACCCTCCGAAATCCCTCAACACCTCGCCACACGCATCATGAAAACCGTCGAACGCGATCTGATCAGCTACATGGAATCTGTGGACCCCAAAAAGTCGGTGTCCGCTGAGCACGGCGCCGAATGGCAATACAGCCTGTTCCAGACCATCAAGCGCGTGGTCAACAACCCCAACCCTGAAGAGTTCAAGGTCGAGTGGGCCGCGCTGCTGGCGTTCTTCCACAAGCATGCCGATGCGATGTTCAACGAGAACTACATGTTCCGCTTCCAGGCCAACTGGAAGGGCTCGCCCAAGGACTTCAACCAGTTCCGCCACCTGGTGTACATGGCCATCCGCACTGCCAACCCCGCTACCCGCAAGCAGGAATTCGAGCTGTGCAACTTTGCGCGCGCCTCGTCCATCCTGCCTTCGGCCGCTGTCAACAACCTGATCAACTTCTACAGCTGATCGGCCAGTGACGACATCACCTGCATCCATCCTCTTAGGGGTGGATGCAGGTGTGTTCATTTTCTTACTCCAAAGGGTCTATGGTTTGATTTTTGTAACCGATACCTACTAAGAGACCTTTGTATGTCCAAGCGCAATCAATACACCTACCACCAAGATGGAGAAGTGCCTGATCCTGACGACGGAATGATCTTTGTGTTTGGCTCCAACCTGGCTGGTCTGCACGGCAAAGGTGCTGCGCTGGTGGCCAAGCACATGTACGGTGCTGAACAGTTTGTGGGAGAAGGCATTACCGGCTCCGCATATGCCCTACCCACCAAAGACCGCTGGTTGCGTGTACGCAACGTCTATGATGTCAAACGCAGCGTCTGTGACTTCTTGCGCTATGCCAAGGAGCATCCTGACAAGAAGTTCTTTGTCACAGCAATCGGAACAGGTCTTGCCGGTTTTAAGCACCACGATGTTGCGCCCATGTTCCGGGGCGCTCCCACTAACTGCAATTTTCCAAAGCCGTGGAGAGTCTTTTTAGAGTGACACAATCGCTGTACAAGCAATCAAAACAATCCAAGGGTATGTTGGTATACCCTACGGCAAAATAATCGCTCACAGAGCGTTTAACGGCAAAAGAAAACACCTACCCTGGCCGTGCTGGCTGGGGTAGGTGTTTTTTACTGCGTTATGCCGCTTGGGCAGTCTTGACAGAGTCAATCCAGGTGCACAGCTCTTCCAAGAAGATCAAGCGGTGTGACATAGCTGACAAGGGGACCATGGTGTCGTGCACGATCACATTGATCGTTTCCATGGTACGCCACTGCAGACGTTTGTCCGCAAAGATGCGAACCATTTTTCCAAGGATCGAGTGTTCCAACACAGCGGTGTAGAACTCATCGTTGTAGTGGACCGACGGAATCGGGCGCTCGCATTCAATCCACTCGTAGATCTCCAACACCACTTCGTGCAAATGGTCTTTGGGGAAATGGTTACGCATCCAGCTGTCAGACGGCAAGTCTAACTGAAGGATGATAGCAAGCTTAGCGTTCAGTGCTTGAAGATCAGCACCAACGTAAGCAAACTGCTTAGCTAGTAGATCGCGCACCTTCTGGCGAAATTCGGTGTTGTTCATATTGGTTTAGGTTCAAAGGCTCTAGATGGAGATTGCGGTTGATGGCTAAAGTGAGTTTTGCTGCCAAGAAGGCATACTCTTGCTCAATGCCGTTGTAGGCTTTGTGAAAGTCGTACAGGTCTTCGATCATCGGCTGACGCACCAGGCTGGACACCGAGTGGGTGAACGATGGGTTAAAGACCGTAAGGGTCACATAGGGAACACCTCGGTCGTAGGTGTAGCAGCAGCTGCCAGCCAAGCTCAGCTCGCTGCCACCCAAGGTGCGGGCAAAGACTTCACTGCCCAGATGCTCCAGTACCAAGTGGGTGAGAATGATCGGACTGAAATCCGCAGCCAGCACAGAGTGACCTGTGCTGGTGCGGCGAAACTGTTCGATTTGTTCAACGGGCAATGCCAACCATTGCTTTAGCAAGCCACGCACTTGCTGGGCCACCGACATCTGACGCGCCCAAGTCACAACACCCGTGACGCAGCGCTCGATCGCTAACTGCTCATCGAGGCTTCCTTGTACGGCGTGGTGCAGCTGTAAAAGGATACCTGCAACAGGGGTGCTCTGTGCAGACAAAACGTCTTCGGCGGTCTTCATTACTACTACAAAATCACGCATGGGGTAAACCTCTTTCTTGATTAAAGTGATGCAAAATGCTGGGATGGTCCAGCGTTTATTACGGTCCTTCTTACGGGTACTACGTTACAACAAAGGCAAAGCTGGAAGACCCACAACGGTCTTCCATGGGAATTAGCCGATCAATTTGCGATGGATCAGCATTGGGGTCAAATTGAACTCCGACAAGACCCGAGAGTCGATTTGTGTGACAGGCAAGCCTTCAAACACATCCAAGGTATCGCGGAACTGGAAAACCCATTTGGTGTCTTCAATCTTCCACACACCGATTAGGGTGTTGGTTTTGCCTTCAACTCGATAGACTTCCATCAGGTTGTTGGACACCATCACCACCTGGCCTGCGCTGTCATGTATTTGCAAATGGTGCGTGACAGCATCAAGGACATGGTAGTAGGTTTTCCCACCCACCGTGACGGGGTTCATGCGCAGCCGGTGCAAATTCAACTTGTCAGCGTTGGTTTCGTTGGTCAGGATCTTACGGCCCAGCTCGTAGAGTTCACGCAGCAAGATGACAGTCTTGATGTGGCTACAGACTGTAAACGCTTCACCGTCAATGGTCAGCTGGAAAGTACCTGGCTGGTACTTCAGGTAATGGTTACCAGTGGTTTTCAAGACGATGGACAGGTCGCTGTTGTCGATGACAGTGGCAAAAACTGGATCATCGACCATGTAGGAAGGTATACCCAGCGCTGTGTCCAGACTGTTGTACAGCACCATGAGGATGCTGGGCAGTTTGCCCTCGATCTCATTACGGGTGGGACCGTAGTGTCCTTGAGCAGGATTGACCGACTTGTTGACACTGACCTTCAACAAGTTGTACAGGTACGAGCCGTAACCGCGCACGGTCGTGACACGGTTTTCGGTTTCTGCGGTCAAGGCCTTGCGCAGATTTTCTTGGAACAGGATGTTTTCCACAGAGGTCCTTAGGAATTGGGGAGTTGGGGTTGTGGGGTGACACGCTTGGCGGCCTTGCGGTCACGCTTTTGCTGTGCCAGACGCAGACGTTCTTCGTCTTGCGCTGTTTTGATACGCACCAGAGGTTCCTCAAAGGCGAGGACTGGCGATCGGCGACGTTCCGCACTGATTTTGTCTCGTTGGACTTGGGCAGCATACTTGTCTTTGTTGGCAAGCCACTGTTTGCTGAACGCCACTTCGTCCTTGAGCAGGCCGTCGGGATCGTTGAACGATGTACCCATGGTTTCGGTGCCCTGGATGTCATCAATCAACCACCAGTTGTTTTGGCGAAGCTGAAAGCGCCCCAGCGTACGCTGTGGCTCTGCGGTCAGATCCAAAATGACACTGTTACTGGTGAACTCCAGCAAGATGTTCATCTCTTCGTCGATCAGATAGACCGAGTCGTTGGTCAGGTCGATCATGTGCGTGTAACCAACACCGTTGACGACAAAGCTCTTGATTTTGCTGGCGTGCTCCGAATCAAACTTCTTCATGGTGAAACTCCTTTTTGTGCTTAACCCACTGGGTTAGGGGATGGTGAATTGAAACAAACCTGAAATGCAAAGTGGCCATTCTTAAAGAACGGTGT